GCCAGAAACTCATTAGATGCGTTGCTATCACTTAGTAACGGTGGAGCCGCGAAATACAACAGCTTGATCGTGTAGTTGGAATCTGGGATAGGAGCCAACTGGAACTCAGACGCCAGAATTGTGTAGTCTGATGGGTAGCCCAATATTGACGCCCGAGAACTACGAGAAAACGCCGATGGCGATGCGTAAGTCAATGGGCGAATAGGGTTGCCCTCAATAACAATATCACGCACCTCAAGGAAGTCTGATGGCACTTCAACAGTGCTATCACTTGCTGTGGTAGCTGTGGTTACTGACTTCAGCATCTGACGAATCCGAATCTCTCGGCGCATCCGAATCTCTGCCAAACGGATAAAGTCTGGAATCTGGGTCGTCAGGTCATTCCGAGCCAGATAATTTGCGACCGTGGTTTTCAGGTCTGAATAGTTAGTAAAACTCATATCGTCCCCGGTCTAGTACGGAAAAACCGATTGTCTGGGTTGTTTAGCCATGCACGAAAACGCTTCTCGTCTAGCACATGGAACCCACGCATAATGCCCATTTTATTGAGGTCATCAATGACCGTCAAAGGTATAGACGCCACCTTGTTGCCATATAGGTCGTCAGACCACTTGGTTCGCTCGTCATATTGGCTGTATTCCTTGCGGTTTGCCTCCAATATCCCAGAAATGTCTTGGCGTGTTTCTACGATTACACCGCCCTCACCATCCTCATGGGCTACCGATTTGCGAAATTCTGTATTTGACATACGGCAATTTTATCAGTAATGCGAATAAGAAAAAAGCCCCAGACTTGTGATCTGAGGCTTCTTCCTACTTACCGACTATTAAGACAGGTCAGCGATGATACCGCAAGCGGCTTCGTTCTTCACTTCCAAAGTGGCTTCAGCGATGAGTTGCGTTTTCTCGCTATCGCCTGTTTTAGCCAACTCGTTGGTAGCGAAAGGACGTAGGTACGCAACAGCCAACATCTCGGGGTCAAGAACGAAAGCAGTCTCGTCACAAGCGTTGGTGGCGTTCATGAAGCGGTTGGGAACAACAGACATTGTGCCGAAGTCGCTCAGATAAACGTCAGCCGCGCCGATGATGGTCGTTGCTTCGTTAGAGGGAGCCATGTAACGCTGTGCGGCGATACCAGCAAAGGCTGAGACAACTTGCTTGTGAGCAGGGTTGACCATCAACACTTTGGGGTTGCCACCAGAGGCGTAGACTTCCTTGACGACAACCTTCAGGATGTCTTCAGTGAAAGTACGGTCAGTACCGTCTGTACGAGCGGTAGTACCAGAAGCGCCAGCCACGCCAGAAGTACCGAAATCACCGTTGGTTGCCAACCATGCCTGCAAACCACCCAAGGTACGAGCAGTAGAACTGTTACCAGCGGCGGCAACTTGGTTGCTCAACAGGGTCAATTCCATGTCGCGCTTGATTTCGCTAGAGGCTTTAGCCAACTGATAAGCCTTCTCAGACTTACGACCTGCCTTGTCCACAGCACCCAAAGTACCAGCGATTTGCACGGTCTTCTGGAAAATCTGTGTACGGTTGCCAGCGCGTGCTGTAGGAGCCATAGTTGCTGAAGTTGCGTCTGCACCTTCAACAGCGGCGTTGCTCAAAGAAGCGGCGGCGAGGCTGTCGGTTTGCCATTCGTGGTAAACGGCAGTTGCCTTTGTCTTGCCAATAGAAGACATGAAAGGCGTGTCGGTGGGGCTGATGTTATAGATAACGTCAGACAGGTCTTCACGCTGACCAATAGCGGTATATGTTTGATAGGTAGCCATTTTTGATACTCCAAAAAATTACAAGAATCGTTCAAAAGCAAGCGCCGCATCCTTGACCTTACCAGTCTGGCGTAGGCGTTGCATCACTTTTTTGTCTTGTGTTGACTTTGGTGCAGGGTTTGAAGTTCCAGCCTTCATCGTCTTAGGCGCACTCTGAACCTTCTTCAAGGCATCAGGTTTAGACTTCTGAAGTTGCTCGTATTTCATCGCCTTATACAAAGTAAGCACAGCGCGATGGTCATATAACTGACCCAGTTCTTCGTTGCTGTATCCAAGTTCCTTTGCAAAAGAAAGAATCTCTTTCTTAATCGCATTTCCCTTTTCACCAGCTAACTCTGGAGCCTTTTGCGTCAACATCTGGGCTTCGGTCTGTAAGTGTCGCTGTAAAGATTCTGACTGTTCCGCTTGTTGCTTTTGGGCAAGGCGTTGCTGTTCAGCGTTAATTACGGCACGCTTTTTCTCTAACTCAGTACGCTCGGCAACCTTCACGGCATAGCCGATCGGGTCTGTTTCCTTTAGAACTGCAAGGTCTTGCTCAGAAAAGTCGCTTGCTTGCTGTGCCAGAAACTGATCGACAGCCTTCAAACGCTGGGCGTAAACCTCTCGCTCCTTTTGCACTTCTGCCAACTGCGCTTGTCGTGCTTCCACTTCCTTGCGCTGTTCAGCTAGTGCTTGTGACTTTTGTGTGTAATCCTTGCTCCGCTGGTAGCCGCTAATGAGTTCATCGAGTTCAACCTCGATTTCTTCGCCAGCCGCTTTCACCTTAAACCGCTGGGGTTCAGGTTCAGCATCATCAGCTTCCTCCACACCCTCATCGTCTTCAGCGTATTCCACTTCAGAGTCATCAGATGCTTCGGCAACATCAGTTTCTTCAGTCTCGGATTCAGCGGCGAGTTGTCCGTCATCGGATTCGCCATCATCACCCATCAACCCAAGAAAGGCAGATGCCGCAGTATTTACATTTAATGGTTCACTCCCGCTAGGGTTGGTGTCGTCCATAAGTCAGTCCATTTTTTCAGCAGAAACCGTCTGCAAGCGGTTGCAACCCCATTTGGTTACAAAATCTTCCATCGTTTCTCCTTGATCTTATTGCTATCTGCAATTCCTTGCAGGTGCGCCACAATAAGGTCTAGGACACGAATGTTCCGATAAGAATTCTCGCGTAAATCGCAATCATTCTCATTTGAATTGATAATAACATCAATCTGTTGTTTTTTCAATACGTCTACTACTTCTTGGAAGAACTCATCATCCAGTAGTGTTTGCGCTCTCTCAGCCTTGTTCTCGATCATCAATAACCTTTTAGCTTGCCAACAATGTAGCAAAGCGGCTCAAGGACGAACCGATATGCACGCCCTAGCTTATCACGCTTGGAGCCACGCATCTCAGCACGCAAGTCTGCGCTACGATGACGTGCAATATTCTCCAAAACCACCCGCAGAGGCTTGACGTTCTTCTTGTAAGCCAAGTCAACCAATGGCAAGAATAAGGTATGGTAGCCAGCCTCATGCGCCTTGGTCATGTGTTCTGCTGAGTATTTCAACCAGATACGATTGCGGAACGAACCAAAGCCGTATGCCTCGTTCATCGCTGTGCATACGATCTTGCCGCCACCACCGCCGCCACCGCTACTGCCACCAGAATCAGTATCGCTGTCATACCCGCTAGTAGCGTCATAACCACCAACATCGGCTGTATAACCGCCTGCTTCTGAGAAGCTAACCTCATTGGCTGTTGGCGCGTAGGAGTCGGAATAGCCGCCAAAATCGTTGATTGACCCATAGTCAGTTGATGGAGTAGAGGAAACGCCAGAAATAGAGCGACTGCCGCCATTGCTAGGCTGGGTTGATACTGTTGTATCGCCGCCCATTGGAGCGCCAACCGTTACGCCGCCAACTGCGCCCTCTGTGTAGCTGGTTGGACCGACATAACCGCCATCAGTGATATTGCTGGTGAAGCCATCAGAAGTGCCGCCGCTTGATGGGGCGGTCACATCAATTGAATTCAAAACATCATCAATACTGTCTGGAACACCCAAATTTGGGATACCAGACGCAAAAGAACCGTCTGCATTTGCGGGTTGGAATGATGTGCCGCTAGTCACCTCACCTGTTACTGGTGTTGCAATTGCCGCGACAAAATCATCTACCGTGGGGATATTTAAACCCGCAAGGGCGTTTGCAATGTCGTCTGTTGTGGCGTATCCAGCGTTAGCAAGCCCATCAATCACATCTTGCGGAGTCGCAAAGTATAAATTCTCAAGAGCCGCCGCCATGTCATCAGGCGTTGTGTAATTGAGGTCGGCAAGTGCATTGACAATATCGTCTGCGGTAGCGTAATTCAAGTTGCCTACGGCAGAGGCTACATCTTCAGGAGTAGCGTAGTTTAAGCCAGCCAAAGCCTTGTTAAACGCCTCATCGCTTGCGGCGAGGCTCAATATCTGATCTGAAATAGGTGCTGTTGCTTCTGCTACCGAGGCGTCAATCTTGCCAGTAATCCCCAGTGCGTCCACCAAAGCGCCTAGTGGGTCGTTGTAGACAGCTACTGCCGCAGGGTCAATATCCTCAAGCGTCAAGCCTTCTTTCAATGCGTTATCCACGGCACTGCGTGAAGCCTGAACACCCATCTCAGCCGCCCTTGTTGGGTCAATACCCTTAGAGATAGCAACATCGCGCACAGCATCAGTAAGCGACTTACCCTCTACAACAGCCTTGTTAATGTCTGTACCAAC